CCAAAAACTAAACTACTAAACTAACAAACATTAAGGAGTAAATTATGGATAAAGAAGTAGTAAAAAAGAATAGTGCAGGATCACTTGCCACTATAAATCTCAGAGGTGATTCTGGTAAAGGCACTGAAGAAATTAAATCGGATGATGTATCAACTCCGATATTAAAAATTCTTCATCAACTTTCTCCAGAGTGCAACGAAAGAGATCCAAAATATGTTGAAGGTGCAAAACCTGGCATGATATATGCAGCAGGCTTCACGCAACTTATTGATGGTAATCAAGGGCTAGATGTGATTGTTGCTCATTCTCAAACTAGATATCCCGAATGGCAGGAGAGAGGCGATAGTGCTTCAGCTCCAGTCGGAACTCATTTAGAGATTCCAGCGGATGCTGTTGAGGAAAAGAATGGTAGGTATAGATTACCTAACGGAAACTACGTAGAGAAAACTGCGTACTTCTATGTATTAGCATTGGTCGAGGGTGAACCAAGACCAGCAGTAATTGCTATGCGTTCTTCTAATCTTACACCAGCAAGAGAACTAAACAATCTGATTAAGAATCTTAGATTCTCAGATGCAGAAGGTTCTTTTAATCCAGCTGCATATTCAGCGGTTTATAATTTAAAAACTGTTGGTAAAACAGCGGGCAGTAAAAGCTGGCATGTCTATAAACCATCAAGAGTAAGAAATCTTGATGTCAGTAAAAAAACTGATGCTGAAATATATGAAGTTGCACAACAACTTCAAAAAACAGTATCTAAAGGTGCAGCTAAACCAAAGTATGAAGCACCAAAAAATACTGGAGACATTGTATAACCGAGTACTTGTTAAGTACACTTGCGAGCAGGGCGCCAAAGCGAGAGTGGAAGCGCCCTGATTTATTATGAAAGAATTTGAAAAATACTTTACTGGGTTAAAAAGAGATTTTGGTTTCTGTAATGTTAAGAATGGATATTTAGATCCTAAAACTAATAAATTAAAATTTGACCCTGGAGATTATGGCTGGGCCAAAAGACCCATTACTACAAAAGATTATGAAGATCATTTACAAGGAAAAAAATCAATAGGACTACAAGCGTGTGATGACGAAAGCATGGCTAGTTTTGGTGCTATTGATATTGATCCAGATGATTATGAAAAATTTAATTTACAAAAGTATTTAAAAGTTATTGATGCTAAACAACTGCCCGTCATACCAATAGAATCTAAAAGTGGTGGACTTCACATATATGTATTTACAAAAGAAAAAGTACCTGCATCTTTAATTAGAGAGTTTTTATCAAACTTATTATTTTTATTTGGTTTACCAGCTAAAACAGAAATATTTCCTAAACAAACTGCACTGGGTAAAAATCAAAACGGTGAAAGAACCACGGGTAGTTTTATTAACTTGCCTTATTTTAATGGTGAAGAAAGACAAGCATATAGACCCGATGGTAGTAAAATGAATTTAGATTATTTTTTAGAAGTAGTAGAGGCTAATTTACAGACCAAAGAAACTTTAAAAGAAGTTAGTAATAAAAAAATAAAAGAAGTATTAACAGGTGGACCAGAAGAGTTTACTGACGGACCACCATGCTTACAAATGATTTGCAAAGAGATACAGGAATCAGGCAACAAATTAAAAGACGAAAGAGATAGATTTTTATATAACTACATGGTGTTTGCTAAAAAGAAATTTAGTGAAAACTGGGAAAAGAAAGTTTTAACAGCAGCTAGAAATTATATTCTCTACGATGAGATCTGGGGTGATGGCAAAGTAGAAGAAAAAATAAAATATTGGAAAAAAGATACAGCGGGTTTTAAATGCAATGATTTACCTATCTCATCTTATTGCGCAAGGGGTACATGCCTAAAAAGAAAATTTGGTATTGGTGGTCACTTTGATTCGCAGTGGCCATCAGTATCAGGTTTAATTAGAATTATGTATAAACCAGATCACGAATATTTTTTTAATGTAGAAGTAGCTGCTGATAAGATAGTGCAGGTGCACGCTAAAAGTATTAAACAATTTAATGAAATGAAACAGATGCGTAGTTTGATCGCTGATCATACTACAACCTATCCACCAAGTATAAAAGAGAAAGAATATCAGAATGTATTGAATGGTTTGTGGGCAACCATGGAAACTATTCAACCACCAGCAGGTACAAATCCTATTGATATGTTAAAAAAAGAATTATTTAATTATGTTAATGGACCAAAAGCTAACACGTATGCTGCTTTCAAAAGTGGATCTGTTTTAAGTGAAGATCAAAATTTTTATTTTATATACGATAAATTTTATGATGAATTAAAACGGGGAGATTGGAATCAAGAACGAGCTAGAACAGCTACAATGATTAAACAATATTTTAAAGGCGAGTTTGATTGTCAGAAAAGATTTCCAAAAGGTGACAATGAAGAATCGTTTCCACCATTAAGAGTTTTAAAACTTCCACAAGAAGGTTTAGAAAAAGAAGACATACCAGATGAAATAATAGAAATAGAAGATAAGGAGAATATAGTATGACGGAAAAAGCACCAAGCGTATTTGTATCTATTCCTGCATATGACAGTATGCAAGTAGCTACATGTTTATCGTTAGTTAAATTATTTAATAAATTTACACTAGCTAAGATGAAAGCAGAGATAGGAACATTTAAATGTCCTTATGTTAGTTATGGAAGAAATGTTTTAACAGCTTTGTTTTTAGAATCAGGTTTTGATTATCATCTATTTATAGATGCAGATTTAGAGTTTGAACCAGACGTAGTAGGCAGAATGTTGTTAGCTAAAAAAGATGCTATTTGTGTGCCCTACAGAAAAAAAACTCAAGATCATGTAGTAAAATTTTCAATAGATTTTGAAGATCCAACTAATATTAAAATAGATAACAAAGGTATTGTAGAATTAAAAATGGGTCCAGCGGGTTTAACTTTAATTCACAAAAGTGTTTATCACAAACTAATAAAAGATAATCCACATCTTAAAATAAAACAAAAAGAAATAATATCTGAAAAAGCTAACTCATATTTTTATAATTTTTGGGATACTGTTATGGGTAAAGATGGAACCTGGTGGGGTGAAGATGTTAATTTTTGCAACTTAATTAAAAAGTCAGGGTTTAAGTTTTATGGAATTGTTGATGGAGAAACCACGCATTATGGAACATATGGGTGGACAGGATCATTAAAAGACGGATTTAAAAAAGCCAATGGAAAAGATCAATAAAATTTATGGACCACCTGGTACAGGTAAAACTTTTAGATTAATTAGACGAGTCAAAGCTTATGCTCGTAAGGGAGTGCCTTTACACAAGATAGGATACTTTGCTTTTACACGAAAAGCTGCTGAAGAAGCTAGAAAAAGAATTGATGTATCTGAAAAACAAGTACCATATTTTCAAACATTACATGCTTTTTGTTATCACTTATTAGGTCTAAAAGAAGAGGATATTATTCAACCTTATCATTACGAAGACTTAGGTAAGAAATTAAATGTAAGAGTTTCTTTTACAGATAAGTATAATGAAGAAGAAACACATTTTCTAACTTGTAATAATCCATACTTTCAAATGATACAAAGAGCAATCAATAAAGATATAGATATTAGAAAAGAGTTTGATTTAAATGAACATGATAGAAAAGAAATAGATTTTGATACTTTAAATCATATTCACAAAAATTTACAAGTTTACAAAGAAAAAAATAGTATTTTAGATTTTAATGATATTATTAAATCAGTCATAAACTCTGATAAAATACCTAAATTCAAAGCTATATTTATTGATGAGGCTCAAGATTTATCACCCTTACAATGGAAACTTTACGATAAATTAAAAGAACACTGCGATCAAATTTATTTAGCTGGAGATGATGACCAGGCTATCTATGCTTGGGCTGGAGCCGATGTTAATAGATTTATAAAAGAACCTGGTAAAGAAAGAGTTTTAAAATATTCCCGTAGAATTTCACAGGCTGTTCAAATGCAATCAAATTTTCCTATATCTAAAATAATAGGCTTAAGAAAAACTAAAACATATTTACCAAGAAAACATATGGGACATTCTTATTACATATCTGATCTTAGTCAGTTGGACTTACAAGAAGGTAAGTGGCTAATTCTTACAAGAACTAAAAGTAATTTGTTAGAGATTATGAAAGATTTAAAAAATAAAAATATTTATTATCAAAGTAATAAAGGTAAAAGTTTTAAAGTAAGTATGTATGAAGCTGCAGTTGCATACACTAAATGGACAATGGATGAAATATTAAATGATAAAGAAATAAATGCAGTAAAAGATTTTATACCTAATGGCAGGTGGGATGCTAAAATACCTTGGTATGATAAATTTATTGCAGATCAAAAAGAAATTTTATATTTAAGAAATCTAATTGCATCTAAAGAAAATTTAAAAGAAAAAGCTAGAATATGGTTGTCTACCATTCATGCAGCAAAAGGTGGTGAGGAAGATAACGTTATATTATCTTTACATCAAGGAAGTAAAATTCAAAACGGAATTAGATTAAGTGTTGACAAACAAGATGAAGAGCATAGAGTGTGGTATGTGGGAATCACGAGAGCTAGAAATAATCTATATAAATTAAAAGCTAAGAAAAGAATAAAAGGGTATGAATTATGACCGACAAAGATTTATTTAAAGGAACAACGTATAATTCTTTAGAAGAGCAGGTAGGCGGGAAACACTATCGTGCAATGAAGATTCAGCCCGCAGAATTTATTAATGAAAACAAATTATTATTTGCAGAGGGTAATGCTATAAAATATATTTGCAGGCATTCTGTAAAAGGCAAAGCGCAAGATATAGAAAAAGCAATACATTATTTAGAAATGATATTAGAAAGGGATTATTCATGACAATGGGTTTTGGAATGGGTATGTTATTAATGGGTCTGATAGCAATTGCTATCGCTTCAGGCATTGCATACTTTATATTAAACAGAAGGGATAAATGATATTACCACAAACAGAATGGGTGCAACCCACAGAATATCCAGATTTAAGATCATACGATGAAATAGCAGTTGACTTAGAGACTAAGGACCCCGACTTAAAATTAAAAGGATCTGGTGCAGTAGTAGGCAATGGTGAAGTAGTTGGTATAGCTGTGGCTACATACAATGATAAATGGTATTTTCCAATAGCTCACAAAGAAGGACCCAATATGAACAGGGATAAAACTTTAGAATGGTTTAAAGATATTCTTGAGTGTCCTGCTACAAAAATATTTCATAATGCAATGTACGACGTTTGTTGGATACGTAATTTAGGTTTAAAAATTAATGGCTTAATTGTAGATACAATGATTGCATGTTCTTTGTTAGATGAGAATAGATTTTCTTACACGTTAAATACATTGTCTTGGCATTTTTTAAATGAAGGTAAAAATGAAAGAGCTTTACTGGAAGCAGCTAAACAAAGAGGGTTAGATGCAAAAAAAGATATGTGGCAATTACCTGCGCAAGAAGTTGGAGCCTATGCAGAGAAAGATGCTGAGCTTACTTTTAAACTTTGGCAACATGTAAAAAAATTAATTATTGAAAATGATCTTCAAGATATTTTTAATCTAGAAACGGATCTTTTTCCTTGTCTCGTTGACATGCGTTTTTTAGGCGTTCGCGTAGATACTCAAAGAGCTTATAACTTGCGTAAGGAATTGATTGGACAAGAGCAATTATTATTGCAAGAAGTTCAAAAAGAAACACAAATAGACGTTCAAATATGGGCAGCAAGATCAATTGAAAAAGTTTTTCAAAAACTAAAATTATCTTACGAACGTACAACCAAATCTGATGAGCCTTCATTTACTAAAAATTTCCTTTCTAATCATTCTCATCCTATCATACAAAAGATAGCTGAAGCAAGAAAGATTAATAAGATAAATACTACATTTATTGACACTATATTAAAATACGAACACAAAGGTAGGATTCATGCAGAAATAAATCAAATTAGATCTGATGATGGTGGTACAATTACTGGACGTTTTTCTTACTCCAATCCTAATTTACAACAAATACCTGCACGTGACCCTGTATTAGGTCCAATGATAAGAAGTTTATTTATACCGGAGCAAGGATGTAAATGGGGCTGTTTTGATTACTCGCAACAGGAACCAAGACTTGTAGCACACTATGCATTACGTTATGGACTACCCTCTGTGAATACAATTGCCGATTCGTACGATACTGACCCGTCGACCGACTTCCACAGAATTGTAGCAGAAATGGCAGAAATACCACGTTCGC